TGTACACAAGCGGTGCAAACTCACTAACGATTGCCGCCAATGCTCCGTCAATGCCGTCTTTAGCGGCTAAAGAAACACCTGCGTCGATTTCGATCGCAATAGTTTGTCCTGGGTTATATTGAACGCCATGATCGCGTCCGTCTTGGTTTACTTTTGTAATTGAAGCCATTTTATTTCTCCTTGTTAATAAATTGCTCTTATGGCGTCTTCCACTCTCAATGGACTACGTGCTATTATTTATAGGATTGTAGGAAAAATAATGTATATGCTTATCTTTTTGCTACTTTTGCTCTGTTATGTACTTGCCTTAACAAGTTTACGTAACCAGGACCTGCTTTTATAATGTCATTTACAATACGCATCACTGGTGCATATGCTTGTGCAAATCTTGGTGGAATACCTAACCCTCTAGATGTCATGTTAAGTACTTTGTATGCAAATGGCAAGTCCTTATTAGGTACACCTAATAATCTAAGCATCTGTATATCTTTTGTGTCTGCTGGAATTGGATCCATAACACTTATTCTTGGCTCTGTATCTTTAACTTGTCTGCTTTCTAAATCATAGTCTTTAACAAACAAAATATAATAGTCAATTATATCAGCATTTCTACCACGTGCTTTGAGTGCGTTTTCTAATTCAGTAACTGCTTTACGTCTTTCATTAGGAGTAAGTTTTGAATAGTTTGCTATTCTTCTTCTTAGTCCACTATATCTACTGTTGCGTAATCCACTGTCAATCTTAAGTAAATCTCCTGCATCAGCAATACTAGGAACACCATCTTTGAAACTTCTTAATAATCTTTTTGCTGTAAGTGTTGGAAAGCCTGAACGTTTACGTAAACGCATTGCCGCTTTAGGATCTTTTAACTTTTCTACAATACGTTCATCACCATCTACAATATTAAGTAAACAATGCAAGTCATTTGCACTTGGTCTAAAGTTGTGCCAATTTTGCCATTTAAGAACTTGTTCACTATAAGATGTAACATAACGTCTACTTGGATAATGACGCATTACATGAAGTGCAAGGAAATATAGTAATACTAGATCAGAGGCATCAGTAAACGTCATTCTACTGACGCCATCTGAATTGCGAATCATTTTGCCTTCTGTAATATAATCAAGAAATTTAAATTCAGACATTAACCAAAGTCCTTCGGAGTTGTAAAGTTGCGTCGACTAAATTCAAGTCTATCTACAATTTTCACTGCTCCGCCTACATGATCAATTGCCACGTAGCCTTCCGGAGAACCTGCTTCATAGCCGTCTGCTGTTTTATAAAAGTGTGCTATACTTTCTATGTTGTTTAATTTTGTAATGAACATTTTTTTAAGATTAGTAATCTCTGTCATAAAAATTATAATACCTGATAAGCCTTTTCTATTTGTATTAATAAAGTTCATATTGTTTTGAATTTTTTGCAGTCTATTTTTTACTGCTGGCTTTTCTGGATCTTGGTTTTTAAGTTTTGCAATTTCGCCTTCTATTCTTGCTCTATACCAATCAATGAAACCGTTTAAGAATTCACCTGGGTCGCCTGCAAGTTTACCTTGTCTAATATTTGTGTTGATCCATATTTTAAAATTAGCAATAAAATCATCATTAGTTTTCATTGCTTCCCATACTGCATTAGGCACTGCTTTATAAGCGGCCACTGCATCTGCCAAATCTTTTTTCACTTGTGCTGTTTCTTCTTTAGTCATTAACACTGAACCAGATACATCTTTAAAAAATGCATCATCAAACCAAACATCACTTGTGCGTTTTAGTTTACCAACATCAACGTCATAGTTTGCTTTAGCGTCTGCTAAAGAGTTTCCTTCGTAGTTTGTGTGAAATATAATTCCAAACTTTGCCTTACCAATTCTTTTGCCTATATCACTGTCCACTGGCACTGCGTAGGTGATAAGTTGTGGCTT